CCTCCCAAGCATTGGGGTTGCTTTGACCTTGTAATCGCTTTGTCCTGTGCGTTACGCCCCTGTGCGCTCATTTCCTTTTTGCGTTGTCACAGGGGGCGGTTACCCTTCTGACGGGTGACTCACCGAGGGTTAGTCGGGCGCTGCTTACAGGCGTTGTTGTGGTTGGTCAAGGGTCCACAATCCCCTTTTTGTTTTTGGGTATGGGTTAGGATACCCTTTCCGGTATTTAGTTACAACATGGTGTTAGGAGTTTTTTTGTGTTTTTTGAAGATTTTGATGAAATAATTGATGATGTTGAGGATGAACTGCTAGAGTGTGGGTTAGAAAATCCTGACATTTGTGAGAGTTGTCAGTAAGGAGATTATTATGCCATACGGTAAGGGTACATACGGTAGTAAGGTTGGTAGACCACCTAAGAAAAAAAATGGTGGTAAGAAAAAGAAAAGAAAGAAAATGTAATGGCTAAGAAAAAAGACCCTCGTTTAGCTAGAGTTGGTGTGTCTGGGTATAATAAACCTAAACGTACTCCTAATCATCCTACAAAGTCGCATGTTGTTGTGGCTAAAGGTAAAGGTTGTGAAAACGGTAAGGTTATTCGTTTTGGTCAGCAGGGTGTTAAGGGTGCTGGGAAGAATCCTAAAACAGCTAAAGAAAAAGCTCGGCGTAAAGCATTTAAAGCTCGTCATGCAAAGAATATATCTAAAGGGGTTTGTTCTGCTGCGTATTGGGCTAACAAAACTAAATGGTAGATGGGGTCTGGTAAAGCTACACCTGTAGAAAAGTGGGCTGAGTACTTATTGCTGCGTCGCAGTTTAAGTATGTATCAGGCTGCTAAACAGGCTGGCGTTAATTATCATTCAGCTAGGGACAATGAGTCTGGGCGTGTGTCTACACGCAACTATGTTGTCGCTAAGGAGCAAACTGAACGTGTAGGTGTATCTAATATACCTGTGTATGAGGAATTGGATGCGGAAGTTCAGGAATGCTGGGATAATATTGAGAAATTTGCGTTGCGTTATTTTGGTATTGTTTTGCAGCCGTGGCAAATAGAAGCCACAGAGAAAATATTTGAACTATTTGAAACACCATTAGAAGAATATTGTGTTATTAATGCACCACCTGGAAGTGGAAAATCTACCTTTTTTGCTAAGGTTCTGCCAGCATGGGCAACGGTTCGTAACAGAGCTATTAGAGGGATGCTCGGTTCCTCCACGCAACGTCTCGCTGAATGGTATACACGGCGTTTGAGAGCGGAGTTTGAACGAGAGCATGTTGCCCGTGCTGAGCTAAACGACATTAAACTAGGGTTAGCGGTTGACGCTGAACGTACTATGCAACAAGACTTTGGGCAGTTTAAACCTGACGCTAAAGAAATATGGCGTGCTGAAGCGTTTACTGTAGTGCAACAAGGCGATGTGCCGTTATCGCAGAAAGAACCGTCATGGTCAGCGTTTGGTATGGACTCTGGTTTTCTAGGTGGTCGTTTTGATCTTATTATTTGGGATGACGTTTGGGACCCACGAAAAATGCGTAACTCTGAGTCTCGGTCTGACATGTATCGGTGGTGGGATGAGGTAGCTGAAACACGGTTAGAGCCTGCTGGGTTACTTATATTGCAGGGACAACGTATGGCTTCTGACGATATTTATAGGTATGCGTTAGATAAGTTTGCGCCGATAGATGACGAAGACGATGTTGAAGAAGTTGATGAAAATAAAATAGATACGGAAGGCGAACGTAAATATACGCATCTTAAATTTAAAGCGCATTATGATGACAGGTGCAATCATTTGCATAAACCTAGTGACGTTGCATATCCTGAAGGTTGTTTGTTGTATCCTCGTAGGTTGCCGTGGCGACGTATACGACATATTAAAGCGCAAACACCTGACCGTTACGAAATACTATATCAACAGGAAGACACTGACCCTGCGTCTGTGCTTGTAGACCCTTTATGGATTAGTGGGGGGCAAGGCAATAATGGTGTGGAGTATATTGGTTGTTGGGATAAAGACCGTGACTTGTGGGAAGTGCCAAAGTATTTAGCTGGCGAAGTTATGGTTATAGCGTCTGCGGACCCGTCACCGTCTAATTTTTGGGCGTTGCAATGTTGGGCGTATTGTCCTGAGTCAGAGTACAGGTATTTGTTAGAGTCGTATAGAAAAAAAATGGATGCTCCGTCGTTTCTTGATTGGAACCATGATACGCAACGGTTTACTGGTATAGCTGAAGAGTGGTGGCAAATAAGTAACGATATTGGTCATCCGATTACGCATTGGATAGTTGAGGCTAACGCTGCTCAAAAGTTTATTTTGCAGTACGATCATTTTCGGCGGTGGTCTGCGTTGCGTGGTGTAGAGCTTATTCCGCATTACACGCATTCTAGAAATAAAGGTGACCCTAAGTATGGTGTGCAAATGCTTGCACCGTTGTATCGCTTGGGTCGTATTAGGCTTGCTGGTAAACAGCATACTGATGCTAGACCTCATTCGTTGCTTTTAGTTAATGAAGTAACAAAATGGAATCCAGAAGGCACAGGGTCTAGAACTGATGACTGTGTAATGGCACAATGGTTCGTAGAACATAATCTTAATAAATTGTACGTGCCTCCGTCTGAGCCTATTAGACAGTGGCGACCTTCGTGGGTAACAGAAAGTTAATACATTGAAAACAGCAGAAGAAATTGTAGACCTGTACTACACCCGTTCATCTAACCATGCTGGTGTAAAAGAAAAAATGCGTTTGATACGTGACCATTACAATGGTGATGTTATTGTGCCGTTGCCTGAAATAGATTCTACTGAGGCTTCTTCTGTTGCTAATTTGTTAGCACAAGGGTTAGATCAGACTGCTATGCGTATAGCGTCTGTTACTCCTGATATTGTTTGCCCACCTGAAGATGAGTCATCTAAGCAAGCGCAAAAGTTTGCGTCTATTCGTCGCAAAGCGTTGTTTGGTTGGTGGCAAAATTCTCGTATAGATATGCAGCTTGCGAAACGTGCAAGGCATTTAATTGGTTACAACAATACGATTGTGCAGGTTCGGTTTGATATGGAAAAGGGTTGTCCTACATGGCATGTGCGTGACCCGTTAACTGCGTATCCGTCTAATTTGCGTGGTTCTGATGGTATGAGTCCTTCGGATTGTGTGTTTGGTTATGAGCGTTCGTTTGGTTGGATACGTAGACATTATCCTGATGCTGCGTTGCGGTTTGCTGGCGTTGCTGATGCTCCGTATGATACGCATAAAGCTGTTGAGCTTATTGAGTATGTTGACCATGAAGAGTATGTGCTTGTAGCGTTGCGTAATCCTGCGCATACTATTGGCTCTGGTGACTCTGAACCTGTTATAGCTGAGTTAGAGCGTGTGCAAAACCCTACAGATATTTGTCCTGTTGTTATGGCAGAACGTATTTCGTTAGATGAACCCAATGGTCAGTTTGACGGCATACTAGGAATGTATCAGCAACAAGCTAAACTAATGGCGTTAGAAGTCATAGCTGTGCAAAAAGGTATTTTTCCTGATACATGGTTAGTGGGTCGTGCTGGTGAGCAACCTAGCATTATTAATCCTGCAAATGGTTTAACTGGTGAAGTTGGTGTTATCCGTGGTGGTGACTTAAGAGACATGCAATTAAATGTAGGGTTTATGACAAACCCTGCTATTGATCGTTTAGAAAGAGCGCAACGTTTAACTGCTGGTGTGCCTGCTGAGTTTGGTGGCGAGTCTACAAGTAATATTCGTACTGGTCGTCGTGGCGACGCTGTGTTGTCTGCTGTTGTTGATTTTGCTGTGCAAGAGTCACAAAAAATATTGGCTCGTTCATTAGAAGCTGAAAACAAAATAGCTATTGCTATGGCTAAAGAATACGCTGGCAATAAGTCTAAATCGTTTTATATTTCTATGGGTAAAGTTAAAGGTAAGGTAGATTATGTCCCAAACAAACATTTCACAACGGATGACAACGTGGTATCTTATAGCCAAGCTGGGGCTGACATTAACAATCTTGTTATTGCTGGTGGTCAAAGGCTTTCAATGGGAACGATGTCAAAAGAATCGTTTATGAAAATAGACCCTCTTGTTGAGGATGTTGAAGCAGAACGTGATTGTGTTACTGCTGAACAGTTAGAGCAAAGTTTGTTGTCTGGTTTGCAACAACAAGCAGCAACAGGGGCAATACCGCCTGCGGATATTGCTCGTATTATTGATCTTGTTAAATCAGATAAAGCTGAACTCGCTGCGGCTGTTGAAAAAGTACAGCGTGAAGCGCAAGAAAGGCAAGCTACTATGGTTTCGCCTACATCCCCTGAAGCGCAATCCGGTATAGCTCAAGCCGGTGCAGGTGCAGAAGCTATGGCAGCACCTCCTCCTGCTGAAGGCGGAGCTGCTGGGTTGCGTCAACTGTTAGGAGCGTTGTAATGCCACGTAAAGGTAGAGGACAAAAAGTTCAAGCTGTTAGAGGGCAACAATATGGGCAAGCTAAAATGCAAGAGGATGCTCAAGCTGTTGTTCCTTTACCTAATATAGAAGATTCTGAACCTGTTATTCCCCCGATGAGAGCTGGTGAAAAACCTTTTGGTAGGATGACTGAGCGACCTGCTGAGTCTGTTATGCAGCAAGGGTATGCGCCGTCTAATAGTATGGGTAATGATGTTTTTACTAAACGGCAGCAAACTAAAATTATTAATTTGTTGCCTGTGTTAGAGCGTATGGCTTCTGATTATGATTCTAGTGCAAAAATACGTAGTGCTGTTATGGATGTAAAACGTAGTGTTTCTTCTTTTAAAGCAACACAAGAAGAAAATTAAATAATGGGTTTAATTGATTGGGTAGAAGAGAAAGGTGATTCTCTTGTTGGTTATGGTGTAGAGGCTGTTAAAGGTGTTTCAGGTGCAGCTTATAGTATATTTATAAATCCTACAGTGCAAGCATTTGAATCAGGAGGAGAAATTCTTATTGGTTCGTATAATGCTATTAAAAAAGGAGACTTTGACGAATTTAAAGATGCTTCTCTTACAGCGCTTAGAGAAAATTTTTTAAGAGATACGTTAGGTTTAGGTGGAGAAAGTAATTTTGGTTGGTTAACAGGTAAGTATGGTGCGCTTGGTGGCACAACTAAAATTCTTCCAAGCTACGTTAGAGAGCCTTTATGGGAATCATACTTAGACACTATTGAAGTTATTGATGATACAGGTGCGTTTATTTTTACTATGCTTGCATCTGGCAACGATCAAGAAGAAGCTATTTGGTATAATGGTCTTTCTGATTTTTATAAAGACCAAGCCGATAAAGGTTACATTAAATACAATCCATTTAGTGATAAAGAAATAGAACGTATAAGTTCAGATAGTAATTTTAGTTGGTCTGATAGAATACCTATTTTAAATTATTTTGACCCTGACACATACAAACAAGCATACGCTGTAGCTTATGGAGAAGAAGAACGTTCATTTGGGCAAGCCTTTGCAGCTTTGTACTCTGGCATAGACCCTTTTAGCGATTACCAATACAATGCGTTAGAAGGAACATTGTACTTTAATGTGTTATCAGGTGGCGCTGATTTTCTGCAAGAAATCTTTTTAGACCCGTTACTTGTAGTAGGTAAAGGAGTTTCGTTAGCTAGAGGCACTAGCGCTATTATGCGACCTGTTAGTACACAAACTGGTAAAGGCACTGGGCTAGCTGGAACTCCTTTAGATATTAAACATGTTTCGTTTGAAGATGTTTTAGCTAGTAACGCTAGAGTTAGGAAAATAACTCCTACTGGCAAAATACATATTATTAGAGAAAGCGGATTTGGTTGGCATACTGTTAAACCTACAAAACAATCTAAACGTTTTGGGTTTACTGCTGATTTGCCTGAACCTAAATTAATAACAATAGGTGGAGAAAAGTTAGCGTTAAATTACGATCAGTTAGCTAGGACTAGTTCTCAATATCGTGCGAGGGCTTTTGCTGCTTCTAAAACGTGGCAAGCGTTGGATGAAGTTATTGAAAACGCTGCACGTGGGGATGAGTTTAGTCCTCAGTATGCGTTAACGCATTTAGCTAGTGAAGGCGATAATCTGTTAATTAATAAAAGGGTAGGTGCTTTGCGTGCTGCGTTGACTACAAGGCAAGCTAAGAAGTTGCCTGCTGAAGCGTTGTATTTGATTGCTAGGGGCGCTACTGCTGCGGCTAGGGCTAAGACGTTACGGTTTGTGTTGGGTGATACTGCTGTAGCTGCTGAAGCTATGGGCAATGCTGGTGCAGCGTTTAATAAATTAGTTGATGGTGATTTTTTTGATTTACTTGAGGAAGCTAATTCGTTGCAAGCAAGAAGTGTTGCTGCTGGTGAAGATGCTGCTAAGTTAACTGATGAATTAGAGAAGTTAGAAAGTTTGCGGAAACCTGCGCAAGAGGTAACGGATTTACAAAAACGTATTGCTAAAGAAAAAGAGGGTTTAGCTAATCAAAAAGCTAGACAAAATTTGTCTGCTAAAGATAAAGAAAACATTGTTAAAAGAGAACGTCGTATTAAAAAACTTGAAACTCAACTACAAAACCTTGTAGATCAAGGACCAATTAACCCTAATTTAGCTCAAGATATTTTTTCTAAAGGAGAAGATTTGTTAGTAGCTAATGCTCAACATACTATTCTTGGGAAACAAGCACAAAAATTAAAAACTAATTTAATGAAGGAACATGAGGTTTTAACAAACACTGATTGGGTTGCGCTTTTTGATTTTAGGGCTACGTTAAGAGAGTCTATTGCAAAACAAGTTGTTAACGGTCCGTTTGAAACAGGGTTCACTCGGTTAGATATGAACAAAATAGCTACGTTTGAAGATATAGCGTTAGATAAAATTGTTCTTGCTGATGTGTTAGATTACGCTGCACGTAACATGCGTGTGGATTATGTAGACCAATTTACTGGTTCTCCGTTACGAATGTCTGATACAAGTTTGCGTACAGGCGCTGGTACTGTTACAGATTTCCCTCGTATGGGTCGGGATACGTTAACTGGTGAAGTGTTTGGTGGCGTAAAAGATTTTGCTACTAATTTGCTTGTAAAACCTTTTAGCGGAAATACGTACTCTAAAGCTGCTGCTTTAAGCGCACAAAAGTTACGTAACCAAGTAGGCATTTCGGATGATTTCTTAGTAGATGTATTGCCTATTCCTTCTACGTTAAAACCTTTAGGTTCTCAAAGGTTAACGTATTTTACGCAACGTGTTAACCAACGAGTAATGCACCATTATGATCGTGTGCAAGCAAGCCAACAATTTGAAAGAATGCTAGCTGACGCTAATAAGTTTACTATTAATGGTAAATCAATACTTACACGTGCTGAAGCTGAATCGCTTAATGGGCAATATGTTTCGTTAGTTGCTCGTAACGCTACTGTAGGGCAACGTAAACAACTTTATGATAGAACTGTTAAATTGTTGTGTGATCGTGCTGATAAGTTAATAGGAAGCGAAACAAATATTAAATTTACTCAAAAAGATAGCAATGAAGTTTTTAGTTTGTACGATCAATTAACAAATTCTAAACTTGAGTATGATGAGATGCTTCGTAATGGGAATGCTGTAGATTCTAGTTACAAGCCTGTGTTTAGCACTGATGACAAAACAGTTCTTAGGAAAAGTGGTAATCAGAAAGAGGCTACTACTTTTGTTTTTTATGGTCCTGACGGTAGTTTGTTGGCTGAGGCGCATCATGGTGTAACCCCTACGCAAATGGCGCAAAGTAGCCCGATGCCTCGTTGGGATTTGTTAGAGGATGCTATTAACAGAGTGGGCAAACACGAAAACGGCGTATTTAAAAATTATGATATTGCGTATAATCCTCGCATGATGGCTAGAACAGGTCGTAAGGCTGTGTCAGCAGGTATAGATGCAACGATTAGACCTATTTGGACTGCTTCTGTTTTGTTAACGCCTCGTTGGGCTATGCGTGTGGTTGGTTCTGATGAGCAGTTGCGATTTGCTGCTGTGTTTGGTGCGTTAGAAACGTTAACTAAAGCTAAAGGTAATTGGCGAACTTTGCTTGAAAACCAAGCTGCTAAAGGCGCAAAGGTTAGGGATGATTGGCTTGATATTTATGCTAGTAAAGCATTAAAAGATAAAAAAATTAAAGTTGCTAAAGATGCGCAGCTCGCTGATAAAATTGCGTTGTTAGAAAAAAATGGTGTGTCTTATGAGCAACTTATTAAAGAAGGTGTTGCAAACGCTAAAACTTTAACGTACAAAGCTAAAACTGCTGGCGGCGCAGCAGCTAGATTAGCTATGAGTGGGTTAGTGCATCCAGCGGCAGGGGTATATCATGCTGGAAAATACTGGTCTCATAGGTGGAACTCTTTAAATAATTACATGTCTGGTAAAGCTGCTGGCACAATGAGAGATTCTTACAATGCTATTGGTAGAGAGTTGTTACGCAAAGCTGACCCTGATAATCCGGCTTGGAATGAATTAGCGGATAGAGCGTTATTTGAGGGGGAATTAACTAAACAACGTTTGTTAGAAGCAGGTAATCGTGAAGGATTTAACTTGAAAAATGTTGATGATATTGTTGATGCCTTTGAAATAGCTGATACGTATGCTGTGCTTAATGATGCGCCTACTGTACGCATTGGAGATAATGTTTTCCAAAACGCTATGGGTGATACTATGGCACATCAACAAATGAACGCTAGCCAAATTTCTGCTAGGCGCAGTGATAAGTCTGCTATGCAAGGTATTTATAGTGCGCATACTAGAGAGTTGTTGGAGTTGGAGGGTAAAGGTCCAGTTAAAACTTACGATTTTGTAGATGTTAAAGATGCTGCAAAACGGAATGATATTTTTACTGAACATTGGCAGCAATGGCAAAGCCCTGACCCTGCTAAACAAAGAATTTTTAATATTGTTTTTGATACTGAATTGCCGGTAGCGCAACGTATACAAAAAGTAGAAGAGTTTTTTAAAAACAATCCAAATATTTTAGAAGATGTAGCTGTTGATATAACTATTCCTAAAGTTGCTATGGATGATTACATTCACCATATTTCTACAAGGTTTGTTTTAGACGCTAACCACATATTGCCAGATCGCATATTTAAAGGATTGCGTAGGAAAGCTGCTTCAGGTCAGGCTGTTAAATGGGGAGATATACAAGCCATGCTTGATTCTCCGAAATTTAAAAGTGATTTAGGTTTAGATAGTTCAGCAACTTTTAATGAAGTTGTTTTGGCTATTAGAACTATGGATGGAGGCATGTATGAAAATTTTGCTAAACATAACGGAACAGAAGGTATTCTTGACAGAGGTAATATAGTTAGACAACAAGTAAGTCGTCTTAGAAAATTTACTGACAGCATGTTTGAAACTCTTGGCACAATGCCTTCTGATGCGTTATCAAGGCATCCTTTTTACAATCGTAAATATAAAGAATATTTGTTAGAGCAAACTACTGCGTATAAAAACTTTGATGATAATTATGTGTTTACGCCTAGACAAAAAACTGAAATGGAAGCTATTGCTAGGCGTAGAGCGTTAGAAGATACACGTACAGTTATGTATGAGTTGGTTGAGCATACAAGGTTTGCGGAAGTGTTAGGGTTTGCGTCACCGTTCTTTAACGCATGGCAAGAGGTTATTGGTAGGTGGGCTTCGTTGGCGTTTGATAATCCTGTGTATGTTGCTAGAGGTGTACGTTTATTTACAAGTGATATACAAGCACCTGTTCTTGGGTTGACAACAGAGAAAGACGCTTTTGGTGAAGAAAAATTAGTGTTTAATTTTAGTGACAGTATTTTAAATGATATTCCTGTTCTTAAAGAGTTGCTTAATAGTGATAAGTTGACGTTTGGTCCGTTTGGGAGTATTAGTAAATTAGCGACTGAAAATCCTATAGCGTTTGATACTGATAGTTTATTTTCGTTAGTTACATCAAGTCCGTTGCCAAGCACAGGTCCATTAGTGAACTTCGTTATTCAAGAAGGAATGTATGCAGACCCTAAACTTGAAGATGTGTTTGGGTTTATGTTTCCTTATGGGGTGCAAAGTGGTCCTTGGTATGAAAGATTTATTAAAGAAACTTTGCCTACGTGGACAGAATCTATAGCGTACAGAACTGGTGTATACAGGGGAAATCAATATGAAACACGTGTTGGTCAAATATTTTTAGATAAGTTAACGCAAGTACAACAAAACAATCAAGACCCTGATACTCCGTATATAGATTTATCTGATGAACAAGTACGTAATAGTCTTATGCGTGACGCACACGTAGCTGCGCAAGGGTTTGGCTGGTTTAAAACGTATGCAGCTTTAAATATTCCTATAGCTGTAGATCAAATGTCTCCTTTCTATGCTAAAAAACTTAGATATAACGAAATGTTAGAAGAAGATATTGAACGTGGATTTGTTGATCCTGATAATCCTGATGCAAGTTTCCCAGCAAGAATAGAAATAACAGACCCTGATGGCAATAAACGAATAGTTAATGGTCCTATTTTAACTGGTAGAGATTATACGGATGCTAGATTTTTAGCTGAAGAAGGCGACGAGTTCTTTTGGATAACGCAAAGTTTAACTGATTCTAGAGCAGCGTATGGTATAGCTCCTACTGTTGAAGGTTGGAAATTGTATGAAGCTCATAAAGAATTAATACAAGCCCATCCGGTTATTGCTGCGTTTTTGCAAGGAGATGTTGGAGCTACGACTAATGAAATGTTTAGTTCTGTAGTTTACAACAAGCAAAGAAATGAGTTTTTTGTTGGGTCTAATGAGCCGATGCGGTCTTTAAAAAGTTTAGATCAAGTATTAGATGAAGGTATGTTGGATAGGGGTTGGAATCTGTATGATAGTGGGTTTGACCCAGAGCAGATTCAGCAACATAGTACGGAATTTGCTAAGACTCCGCAAGCGTATATAGACCCTGCAACTGGGCGAGAGTATCCGTATAAAGAAGGTTTAGGTTTAGAGATTAGTGCGTTTTATTATGAGCCTGTTGCTGGTGTTGTTGTTGCTGATAATCCTATTTATTATAACGGTGAAGGTATGCAGGATATTAATAATGAGTTGTATAGGCGTGGGCAATTAGATAGTGCGTATACCGACATTAACCATGAGTTTAATTTTGATTTGAAAATGCAAAAAGATTTTCTTGTGCATCAGTTAGGTAGGGAGTTTCCTCAGTGGAAAGATGCGTATGAAGATTTTTCTGCAAATAATAAGTTGCGTGAGGTGTTTAGAGGGTTTGCTGCTTTGTTTGAAGATGAGAGTGATGCGTGGAAAGTTAATGGCGCTTCACGTGATTTGCTTTTATTTATTAACGATAGGCAAATGATAGAAGTTTTGTTGTCTCAAAGGAAAAATAAAGATATAACAAATGAAAAAAATAATGACCTTCGTGCAATTTGGCTTGGTATAAAAGCTGATTATTCTAATAGACCTGCGTTTGCTAGTACGTATATTAGGTATTTTCAAGATGATATGGTAGCTGAAAGCACTTGGACTATTCCTAGAAGTTTTACTGACAAAGGTATATTCCGAGAGCAGGAACTTGAACTATTATTAACAGAAGCAGAGATTTGGTACGCAAATAATTATGAGTAGAGAACTTAACGATTACAGAGACGACGATGGAGATTTTGAATTTCTGTATTTGACAGAAGCTAATGCGTTAGCTGTTATTACGTATGTTCAAGGCTTAAACGATGACGAACTTGAAACGTTTGCTGAAAGTTTTTTTAGTAATTTTAATGGAAGATCATTAGGTAAAGCTGATGATAAAGACGCTATTACAGATAATTTGCTTGATTTTTTAGATATAGAAATATCAAAAGTAAATAATGACAGGTTAGCTAATGAAACAATAAACAAGGCATTTAAAGATGCTGACGGCAACGCATTTGATAATGCAGATTTTAGTAGGTATGCGGCTAATAATTTATTAAATGCAGTTAGAGATTTTGATGAACCAGTATACGACGTAGCAGATGTTGAAGAAGAAGCAGCATTACGGGCAGGGCAAGAACCTACTCTTGGATACATTTTTGATGAAGAAACTAATGCAGTAATACGGCAAACTGAACGTGATGTACGGCAAATACTTTCTGAGTTAACTGACGATGAATTAATTGATTTTGCGATGGAGCTTGCTTATCACGGGCTATATGGCAAAGACAATTACGATGCTGTTTTTTTAAGAGGCGAAGAGGAAGACGAATACGAATTAGATTACGCTGCATTTGACCAAGCAGTAAATAACGCTGTACGGTTAGCTACAAGATTTGGTCCAGATTTACAACAATTCCCTGACCCACAAGGATTGTTACCAGATCAATTTACTGGTGGGTTTGATGTGCCTTTATTCTTTAATATTCTTGCACGTGTACAAACAGATGAAACAGGTTTAAGTAGCGATGAAATTAGAACTTTGTTTGCGCAAGAAAGAGCAGCAACTCGCCGTAATGATGTGTTCAGAATGATGGACCAAGTTAGCGTATACAATGCTATGGAAACTGCTTCCGTTAATTTGTTAGGTAGGAAAGCTACTAAACGAGAAAAAGATATTTTTATGGAAATGATTTTTGATTTGCAATTATCTGAAAATGCTCCGGTTAATATTAATTTAGCTGGAAGAGCTAGTGATGCTATTACTGAAGGTGATTTGGGTAGGAATGTTACGCAACGGTATCAGGCTAGGGAAACTGTTAACGCTGCTGAGCAGGTTGTTAATGTTATTAGGTCTTTGGGGGGTAGCGCACGTGGCAATGTCTGAACAAGATTTAGAAGCTCTAGGTGCTTTGGATTATGGTGTAGCTGGTGATACTAGTGATTATGTAAGAATTGCAGAGCAAGGTTTAGCAAAGCAAAATTTAGATAAAGAAGTTGCGCTTATTATGGCGCATGAAGGTTTTAGATCAGATGTGTATTGGGATAGACCAAACCCTAATGACCCAAGTAAACCTTTAGATAGTAAAGCTAGGTTGACAGTAGGGTTTGGTAATACTAGTCATGGTCTTAATTGGGGTGACACTATTTCTGAAGAGCAAGGTGTTGCTTTTCTTTTACAAGATATTAGAACTCATAAAGATATTTTGTTTGCTGAACTTGCGTTAGATACTGCTATGTTGCGTAAAGGTGTAAGCAATCAAGATTATGTAAATAAGTTTGGTGAGGGTTGGCAATTTGACTTTAATAATGGAAACGAAGATTATGCTTCGTTGCCAGAAGGTAGTACTAAATCTTTTGTAGAAGTTCTTAAATCAGGGGAAAGCAGAACATTCACAACTGCAAATGGCAAAAGTAAAACTGTTAGCGGCGAAGGACATGTAATTATTTATGGGTTTGATAACAGAGATGAATTATTAAATTCTGGTCAGCAAGTATATGAACAATTAGATCACAATACGCAAGCTGTTGCTTTGTCAGTAACTTTTAATATGGGTTCTGCTGGTGGTCCTGACTTTGTTAATTTGCTTACTCAAGCTGCAAAAAGTGGTAACAGCCAGCCGGTAGCTGATTATTTAAAAAATGAAATGTCTACGTGGGAAAAAGATTCTACGGTATATGAAGGCTTGCGTAAAAGACGTTTGGATGAAGCTAATGTTATTGAAACTGGTGCTAGTAGCGAAGTTGCTAGTCATTCAACTACTGGTACTTTAAAAGATTTTGGGGTAAGTAATCCTTTTGATGGTGGTTCTGTGCCGTTTATGGCAAACACTGGACAACAACAAAGTTTGTCTACTACTGCTGCTACGTTTAGCGGACCTCCTAAAGGCGGTGATTTTGGTGCTAGAAGTGTTGGTGGTTTTAATGTAGGTCGCCAGATGGCGCAAGATGCTGGTTTGAATGATGACGATGAACGCAATTATTTAACACAATTTTTAGATAATCCGGTGTTAGAGCAATATGGTGGCTATGGGTTGTTTCTTGATTCTAATAATTTAGATTTTCATATTGGGTTGAAAAGGTATGGAAGAGGATTTATGGGTGGGGGTACTGCGCTTGGTCTTCCTGTTGACATTAACGACCCTGATGCGTTTACTACTATTCATATTCTTGATTACATACAACAAGTGGGAATTACAGATGACCCAGCTAGAGTAGAGCAACTATTTTCTTTTACTAATTATTTCCAAACAACGACTGCTTTCCAAAGAGAGTTTGATACTCGGTTTGAAAGAATGAGTGACCCTCAGAAAGAAGAGGAGTTGTTGCCTGCTAGAAGAATGTTAGAAGATTTAGCAAGGCAGTTAGGTATTGCTTATACTGATGAAGAGTTAGATGAAAAGTCGTTGTTTTTGACACGTGGTAATAAGGTTAGCGATGAACGGTTTGTTAAAGAATTTGTTATGGCTGATAAGGCACAGAAAGAAACTGTTGGTCAGTATACAGAATTAATGTCTTCTGAAAGAAGTATAAGAGCTAACGCTAATAATTATTATCTTAATTTAAACCCTGACGAAATTACAAAGTTAGCTGAAGCCCGATTTACTGGAGAAAAAACTGACACAGAAATTTTAGAAGAATTTGCTCAACGAGCTGCTGCTTTATACCCTGCGTTAGCTAAACCTGTGTTAGAACGAGGTATTATGCCAAGTGATTATTTTTCTACACACAAAACAACTATAGAAGATATGCTTGAGCGCCCTGTTGACATGTTTGGCGAATTTAAAGATGTGTTGCAATTTTCTGATGAGAACGGTAACCCTATGAGTTTGTCTGATTTAGAAACAAAGATTAGGAAAAGCTCTGAATGGCAAGGCACTAAGAACGCTGAGTTAGAAGCTAGAGAATTAGCTACATTGATTGCGCAAGAGTTTGGAATGGTGAAGTATTAATGGCTGCGAATGATATTTTGATGGGCATATTAGAAGATTACGGGTTGGAAGATTTGTATAGTTTTGCTCAGAATTTGTGGGTTGAGGGGTCAACTGCTGCTGATGTTCTTGTGCAGTTACGTGACCAACCTAAATTTAAAGAACGTTTTTCTGGCATGGATAAACGGAAAGAAAATGGTTTGCCTGCTATTTCTGTTAATGATTACATACAATTAGAACGTGATTATCAGCAGGCTATGGCTGCGTATGGGTTGCCTGAAAGGTTTTATGATGAGCCAGAAGACTTTGCAGAATTTATAGGCAATGATGTTTCAGCTACTGAAGTAGAGGAACGTGTTGCGTTAGCTGCTAAAGCAACTGCTGAAGCAAACAAAGATTTAAAACAAGAGTTACTGTCGTTGTACAATATTGATGACGCTGATTTAACTGCATACTATTTAGACCCTGATAGGGCAGTAACTGTTCTTGAGCAACGGTTACAACTTGAAAGCGCTGGCATATCGTTAGCTTCTAGAAAAGCTACTGGGCAAGGCTTATCTGAGGGTGTTGCTAGGGAGTTAGTAGATCAGAATGTTCAAGAACGTGAAGTTAGTTTAGCTATGGCGCAAACTGCTGGTTTGACAGAAGAAACTCTTGGTACGCAAGGGTTATCTAGTGATGAAATTGCTTCTGCAAACTTTGGTTTAGATAGTGAAATGGTTGCTAGGGTTAATAGGTTGCGTCAAAAGAGAGCTAATGTTGGGGGTGGAGGCATGGGTGCTTCTGCTCAACAAGTAGGTGTCACTGGGTTAGGTTCTGCCCAAATGTCATAGGTTGTTTACAAAACCCTGTATTTTACTTATATTTAATTATGTGATCTGCCCCACTAAGAGGGTGAGCCGTTCACAACAAATTAAACTCCGCTAACATTCCACCGTTGTTAGCGTGTATGTAAAGGTGAGTGACATAATGGAAACAGAGTCTACAGAAACGGAAGAAGTTTCTAGTACCGAATCCAAACCAAATTGGCGTAGAGAACTTGAGGCGAAAGCCAAGAGAGCTGATGAGCTTGAAGCGCAAGTTCAACAGATGCAACGCAAAGAAGTGTTTCGTGATGCTGGCTTAGACCCATCCAATAGGATGACTGAGTACTTCATGAAAGGCTACGAAGGCGAGTTAACTGTTGAAGCGATACAAGCTGAGGCTAATAGCGCAGGGCTATCTAATGTGGTAGCTCAAGCTGATACGTCTTTGGTAGATCAACAGGCGCAGTTTGCAGCACAGGTAGAGGCGGAACGAAGAATCGCTGAAGCTGGTGATGATGCTGGTCCTGTCACTGACCCACAATTTGAGAGTTTAATTAGACAAACTAAAAACGAAGATGAACTGCGACAGTTGTGGGAATCTAATGGCGGTACTTTTAACGCTATGACGTGAGGTAGGCTCCAAAATTTAATTGGAGAATAGCCTAATGGCAATAACACAAATGAGTTCGCTGAACTCCGCTGGTAATGCAGCATTTGAACAGCTCGCTTACTTTGCGTTGCGATCACAACCTCTTTTTGAGATGGTTTGCGATGTCAAAACGACAAACCAATCGCACGCAGGAGCAAGCGTTAAGTTCACAACGTATGCAGATGCAGCAAAGATAGATTCAGCAATATCTGAAACAAGTGATATATCACCTGTAACAATGAGTGATTCACAAACTACAGTGACACTTGCTGAGTACGGTAATACAATGCAAACAACCGCTAAAGCCCGTGGAACCAGCTTCTTAAACATAGATGCTGATGCTGCGAACATTATCGGTTACAACATGGCTGATAGCCTTGACCACATTGTTCACGATGTAATTACTGAAGGAACTAACGTTCTATATGGTGGCGATGCAACAAACACTGGAGAATTAGCAGCAGGCGATATTATTACTGCTAACCTTATCCGCAAAACTGTTGCTAACCTACGAACTGCTTCTGCACCTGCGTTCAATGGCAACGTTTACGTTGGATTTATCCACCCTGACGTTTCCTACGATCTTCGTGCAGCTACAGCCGTAACTGACGTTATTCAACACCAAATCCGCCAAGATGGAAATGCTGTCCGCACAGGTAGCATTGGTACATTCGGTGGAGTTGACTTCATTGAAACACCAAGAGTTGAGCTAACTGCTGACGCTGGTGCTTCTAATGTTGATGAATACAAAACAATTATTTGCGGTAAACAAGCTCTAGCAAAAGCGCATAGCGCTGCTGCTGGGTTCGGTGCTGACCCAAGCATAGTGTTTGGTCCTGTAACCGATAGCTTACGCCGATTTAATACAGTTGGTTGGTATCACCTTGTAGGGTACGGAGTATTCCGTCAAGCATCCCTACGAAGGATTGAAACATCATCCTCAATAGGAGCTAACTAATAGTTCCTAATTAGATAGTAGGGTAGGCTGACTTTACTGGGAGGTTAGCCTACCCTCTATCTTTTTTTATTTGATTAGATTATTATTGGACATCATGGAAGAAGAACAAGTACACGTAGTTATAGCACCTGAGACTATTAAGGCGAAGGTTGTAGCAGACGAGGAGAACGCTGATGGCTAGCGGACTTTATGGAATAACGTTTCTTAACGCTTTGAAGAATACTTTGGCGTTAGATTTAGATAGTGACACGATTAAAATTATGTTGGTTACGTCATCGTATACCCCTGACTTTGGGGCGCATGACTTTAAAGGTGATGTAACTAATGAGGTTTCTGGGTCAGGGTATACTTCTGGTGGTAACACGTTAAGTAGTTTGGCTTTAACGCAGACAGGTGGCACGATTAAGTTTGATGCTGCTGATACGTCGTGGTCGTCTGCAACTATTACGAATGCTAGGGGTGCTGTAATCTATGATGATTCTTTAACTGATGACCCGTTGATTGCGTATATTGATTTTGGTTCTGATTTCTCGTCTAGTAATGGAACGTTTACGATTACGTTTGCTGCTGGCGGTATATTTACTATTGATTTGACTCCGTAGGAGGGTGAATGGCTACTTCTAATTATCCGGCTAGTCTTGATACGACGAGTGCGCTTCCTGCAAGTATTGATAATACTGCTGCGTTGAACTCTCCTAATCATGCTGAGATGCACGAAGTGTATAATGATGCGATTATTGAGATTGAGGAGAAGGTAGGTATTGGGGATACGACTCCTACTTCTAAGGCTGTTCTTGTTGGTACTGGTACTGGGCAGTCTGCGTGGACTACTACACCTCCGTTAACAAAGATTGTGTATGCTTCTTCTGGTTCTGCTAATGAAGGAAGCAATACTATAGATGGTGCTGCTATTTATATTTGTCCTGACGACCCAAATTCAGGTAGTGACACGGTGTCTGACGGAGATATTTGGATTGATCTTGCTTAATGGGTACTTTTAAAGTTAGGCAAGGAAGTTCGTGGACTACGATTAGTAACGGTACGGCTTTTAAAGTTCGTAGCGGTGGGTCGTGGGTTAATCCTAGTAAAGTTAAGATACGTAAAGCTGGCGCTTGGGTTGATGTTTGGGCTAAATCAAACTCTGTTCAATTAGTTTTCCAAGCTGTTGATTCTGATTCGTGGCGTTCTAGTGGATGGCGTGGGTCAAGTGATTTGCGTGTAGGTTCGTTTGGTTTTGGCGATCACATTGGTGTTATGTCATTTGTTACAGGTAATAACACTAACTCTGCTACAGCAGCAGATGGAACATCTGTTTCTGCTAACACATTAGCTAATCATTTGACTGAACGACCTTATGTTACGGCAGCGTCTTTAACGTTGTATAGGACTACAGGTGGTTACAACCCTATTAACGTTTCTGGTTACGCTAATTCAGAAAATTGGTATCTTGGGTATTACAACGGCACTATTGGTTCTGGTACTGCCAGCGACGATATTGTGACAACAAACAAAACTACTATTAGTGCAAGTACTTTAAATGGTCTTGGGTGGAATCATAACGAATCTCAAACTTTAACAGGTCTTGATACTACAATGGCTGCACAGCTAGGCAGTAAAGAGTTGTGGATTTCTAATAGGTTTGAAAGTTTTTCATCTAGCGGTGGAGAAGATACAAGTTACAGCACGTTTGATGGTCATAGCGACAGCAATAAACCTACGCTAACATTGACGTTAGATTACGTTTCGTCATAAGGAAAACATGGAACTCAACCCAGTAGAGATACTTCAAGAACTAGAAAGACAATACCCACTACAACTAAAGATTTGCATACAAGCAGTACAAATCAGAAA